TGTGACAACAATATCATTTGAACTATTTATAATCATTTTTAGGCCACATCAAAAGTTATAGTGTTAGTATCAAAAGTTATTTGATCTTCGTCCCAACTATCATTAGATATTTGCCATATTTCTGAAGGCATCGCAAAGTTTGTTTTTAATTTATAATCAAAATCACCTAATTCATTTAACTCACCATCTATGTCAGTATTTTGAGTACCTGTCAATCTTAAATTGTTTATATCTTGTATTTGTATTTGACTAGCAAAATGTGTACTTAAAAGTAATGACGATAAAGATTTTAAATTTGGTCCTAATCCTACACCATATATTTTGTTGTTGTTTCTAATTGCTGTTCTAGGTTTAGCTTGTAAAATATATTTTAATTCTTTACTTAAAGTTAAATCTCTTGTAGTTTTATCAAATGGTGTAATTGTAGAATCTGTAAAGTCTGGATCAGCACCTATATTTGCGTTAACTCTTAATGTTGTTCCATCACTTGTTGTTCCTAGTCTTCTTCCAAAGATTGTTGAGAATAAAGTATTGATTATTAACTGAACACCTTCAAAATCTAAACCAGAATTAATTGTAGTAAACGCTCTTAATCTTGCGTTTACTTGTGTTGCAATATCTACTTGACCTGTAAAATAGAAACCAGATGTGTGCATAGTTTTTTTGAAACTATCTCGCCAGTCATTAATTGTACGACCAACTTTGATAACATAAGAGAAGTCTTGGTAATATAAACTATCTTGTAATCTCATTGCAGTTTCATCTAACCAACCATCTTGGTTTATAAATGAACCTGAAGTATCTACAACTGATCCTACAGTTGCTGTAGCAGAACCTAAATTATTTTTAAACACTGTTGCAGTTGCTCCACCATCTGTTGTAAATGTAGAATTTTCAGCAAAGGTGCCAGTTGCATTAGATAATTTTAAAACATTTGTATTAGTATTGTAAGATACAACTATTCCTGTCACAACTGTCGAACTACTATCAATACCAGTCACAGTTTCACCTATTGTAAATGAACCTGATAAATTTGTTATGACTAAAGAATTAGGTAATAATAAAGTAGGAGGAGATGGACTATCCTCATAATTTTTTCCTGACTCAATAATTTTTATACTTTGTATTCTTCCTATATCTGAACCATAACAGTATATTTCTGCTCCTGTACCAGTAGTATCATCAACTTCAACAATAGGTAGAGATAGATAATTACTTCCACCACTAATAATTCTTATATCTGTAATGTCGCCTATTCCTGTAGCAGTTTCTTGTACAATTTTATTTCCTGTATATGGATCGCCTTTTGTAGTTTCATCTTCTAATATTATATGATCTTCCGTAGATGATGTACTTTCTTCTATTGTAAATCCACCATTGACAACTGATACTTTAGCTCTTGCGGATCCTCCACCCGTTCCTGTATTTGTAAAATTAATATCATCTCCAATTTCATAACCAGAACCTGAAGTTTGTATTACAAAATCTGATATACTTCCTCTTCCTACGGCATCAACTTGTACAACCGCACCAGTACCACCACCACTTAAAGTTATACTATCACCAGATGTATATAATGTTCCTGAATTTGTTATACTAATTGATGAAGGAATACCTGTGACTGTTGCTTTTATAAATGTATCTACATCATCATTTTCTGTTCCTCTAATAATTTCATCTATTAAAAAAGTGCCTGATATAGTATCTTCATTTAAAATAAACTCCGATACTTCCTCATCACCTATTTGAAATTTAAATACGTTTTCAACTACAGCTGTAGCTGATGATGTTTGACCTGTAATCGTTCTTCCTATTAAATCTGTTGTATCTCCTATAGTTGCAACTGCTCTTAAAATTTTTTTAGTATCCCATTTTCCATCAGATGCTCTCAAAATATTTTCTCTAGGATAAATTGTTTCTGATTCTAAATCAAATAATAATCTAAAAAATAATTCGTGTCCTCTATTGGTACCTTTAGCACGATACAGCGATTTAATATTTTTTATTAGTTTTCTTTTATCTACACTTGAATTTAAACTTTCAGGTAAAGTGTTTAAAAATTCATTTCTAAATTTAGTTAAAAAATTAGATATAACTTTATCAGGATCTCTAAAATTTAATAACTCTTGTATATTTTGAACTGGATTGGGTTTATAATTATTAATAGTTGCACTAGCGTTTGAAGAACTACCTACAATAGTTTCATTGATAATAAATTTATCTTGTGCTGAAATATATAAACGACCATTGCCTAAATCTTCAGCAAGAACAGTCGCAGTTGCGTTTGATGATTGACCTACAACTGTTTCACCTCTTGTAAATTTACCATAAGTAGAACTTTCTAATATTATCTTATCACCAGCATCTAGTTGTGTTCTATCTGTATCAATACGAGAACCATCTAGTAATAATTCATTTGTTTGATTAGTTTCAGTTTCTAATAAAATACCATCTGTTGTTTGAACTGAAGTCACTGCTAATTCAGCAGATTCCATAAACGTGTAATACGTTTTAATAAACTCTAAAAATTTAGGGTGTTGTTCTAATACGAACTCTGGCGCCTGTTGATTAATCAGGTTTGATATTTTATCTGTAAACTTTGCCATTAGTAGCTAGGTGTTGTTGTGTATCCTACTCCTGCATCTGCAGATCCACCCACAAAGGTGTCAGCAATAGCAGTGATAGATGAATTTGTTGTATCAATAGAAATAATTTGATCTCTTACAGGAACAATATCATTTGAACTAGGTTGTACAGTTAATTCTATAGCAGTTGCCGCTGATCCTCTAATATTTTCCACTGAAGCAACATTTAAAGAATTAATTGTTATTTGTCCAGTAGTATAATTGATTGTTCCTTGAGTATTATTAGCATATGTTCTTACTGAACCAACCAAATAATATCTTCTAACATTTCCTGCACCATCATCATCTAGGTAATAGATTTTTGTATCATTAGGTATTTTAAAACCTGAAGATTCTAATATTCCACCTTGACTTGCTTTATGACCTGTGTGTGGATTATATAATGCATTTCTAAAATATACATCATATCTAGTAGAACTATTTAATGTAGGAGTAAAATCTTTTCTTATTTTTAAAGTTGTTATATTTGATAAAATAGAATTGTCCGTATCATCAATTAATTCGACTACTTTTGAATATCTAAACATACTATCAAATTTTTGTAAAGTATTATTATTGTAATTAATTAAATTTGTTAATATTTCTGATTCTAAAGTTGCCGCAGTTTTTGTAGTTGCCTTTTCATCATATTTTACATTTGAAGTTAAAATTATAGAAGTTGTTTCTGGATCAATAATTTCTGGTCTTACAGATGCAACATTATATTTTTTTAATTGAGTAATAATACTTTGTTTTGTGGTTTCTGTCAAAGTGGAACCTGATGCTGCTTTAATCGCAATCTTTACTACACCATAAACTGGTGTTTCGTCATCTTCGCCACCCCACGCTGAAACTGATTGTGCATTTGGATAAATTTCTTGTACCAAAGTTTCATAATCAGAAGTTGTGACAGCTCTATCTTGTGCTGAGTATTGTAATGGTGCATTATATCTAATTGATTCTTTTGTTTGAGCTTCTGCGCCACCTTGAGCATTTGAACTTGTTGTAATAGAAACATTTGTAAATCCACCAATATTACCTGATAGTGAAAAGTTTGATGCACCATTTGCTTCAGTTTTATTTGTGACAATATATTCTAATATAACAATATTACCATCTGATAAAGATTTACCTAGAACACCATCACCAAAATAAATTTCAAATTTGCCATCTTCACCTTCTTGTAAAAAATAAACCCTTGAGGTATTATCTAAACTTGTAGTACCAGCTGCTAAATTGTATGTTAAAGTTGCTGTATCTGAAACTGAATTTTGTACAGATACTTTTAGTGTTGATGTATCGGCATTTACACTTGGAATAATAAATCTTTGGTCAGGATCAGAACTATCTACTGTATATTTAAATGTGACAAGTGTACCTTCATATACAGGTATATTTGAAAACTGATAAATTCCATTTGAAGCTGTAATACTATGAGCAGCATTTGTAATGAACTCATATGAAGTACCATCTACTGTAGTTGTAAAAGCTGTACCTTTATCCATTGTTATACTTGTTCCTGTTGCATTGTTTACAAGAATGTCAATGGTTGCTGTAGGTGCTTTAGCTGATGTTGGTGTATAACCTAACATCTTTGCTAATGACACAATATTTTTTCTAATATCAGCACTGTCAAGGTACATTTCATTTGCCAACATATTCGCATTGAAACCTAGATAGTGTGTATTGTAAGCAAGTAAGTCTAATAGTACAGCAAAACCAGAACCTTCAAAGTCGTAATCTTGGAACTCTGATTGATTTTGTAAAAATGTTTTAAGATTTGATTTTATATCATCAAAATCTAATTCTGAAACTTCTAATTTATTACTTGCCATTTTATCTTAATCTTTCTAAAAATGTTTCTACTGTAATTGGTGTTGAAATACCAATAACATAAAATTTAATTTGTAATTGATAACGATTTCTGTCAATGTCAGGAGTAGCAATAATTTGAGTTAATTTAACTCTTGGTTCAAAGTTGTTTAAAACTTCTTCTATCTTTCTTTGTAGATTTAGAGCTGTCAAAGGTGAAATTGGTTCAAATAATAAAGCTCTAACATTACCACCAATCTCTGGATGGAATGGTCTATCAAAGTGATTAGTTTGTATTAAATTCCTAACACTTCTTTTAACTGCTTCAACATCAGTTAATTTATTAACATCATTAGTCACAGTGTTTCGACCAAAATCTAAATCTAAATCTTTATAGATTCTATTTGCTCTTTTAGAGTTATTTGATACGTTTTCTACACTATAACTAGGCATAACAATATTTATACATTAACCCGCAAAGATATTTGAAGAACCACTTATCATATTACCACTATCTGCGCTATCACCAATTCTTGCCACAAATGCGCCAGCAACTCTAACTGTTGAAGAACCTGCGTTTACATATGCAACGTGTGGTGGACAGGGTGGAGCTGGAGGCGCAGCGTGAGATACAGTAGGATCGCCAACTCTTGCGATTAGTATACCATTTGCTCTAACTGTCGATTGTGTGGGTGTATCTAAAGTCGTCACACTTGTACAAACGTGTCCAGTAGTTAAACTATCACCTTTTCGACAGATTGCGGGCATTTATTAACAAGGTCTTCCTTGTCCTCTATATGGTTTGTATGATCTTTTTTTAGATTTGTTCATTGAACTTTTTTTAACATTTTTTCGATTACCTTGTGATGTTTTTTTAGGTATTCTTTCGTGT